CTTATCCCTAGCTGCTTGGTTACCGCCAACAGCCTCTTTGTTAACAATAGTATGGATGGCTTTAAGGATATATGAGTCTGAAACTGTACAGAAACTTGTACACGGTGACGACACAAAGGACTCTAAGTAACACTTATATGTACATAAAAGTGTACAGAGTCTACACTTTATGTTGACTTCTAACTAAAAATAGTGTATAATATATGAGTATTTTAAATAGTTTAATAGGGCCAGTGACAGGTCTTTTAGATAAATTCATAGAAGATAAAGATAAGAAAAACGCTATAGCCTTTGAACTAGCTACTATGGCAGAGAAGCATGCCCAAGAGTTAGCCAAGGGTCAGTTAGAAGTTAACAAGACTGAGGCAGCACATAAGAGTTTGTTTGTCGCTGGCTGGAGACCTGCAATAGGCTGGATATGCGGACTAGCTCTACTTTACTCTACTATCCTGTCTCCAATCTTAGGTATATGGTTTACTGTTCCTCCTGTAGATAGCTCACTGCTTACTACTGTGTTAATGGGTATGTTAGGCTTGGGTGCTATGCGTACAGTAGAGAAGACTAAAAACGTACAGAGAGAACGATAATGCCTAGAGGCTTCGACATAAATACAGGTAGAATTAAAAGAGTCACCCCAACTGTTAGTGATCCTGTTGTCAGTTCTCCTACAATGATGGCTGACCCACGACAGCAGGTTAAAGCTGCACCTGTAGCAGAAGAGGTTGTTAATCTAAACGCTGATCCTTTTGCTTCTACTGTCAACGCTTCTGAGTTTGCTACTTCTCCTAAACTAACTGAGTCTACCTTGTATGGCACTCAGCATAGATTTCAGCCTAAGACTCCAGAGTTGTTACAGGCAGAGTCTTTAATAGCTGATTTAGACGTTGATTTTATGAACGAAGCTATGGGAGGTTTCAAACTAGGCCCGCTAGGTTCAGGAATAACACCAGAGTTCTTAGAGACTATTGAGCCTACGTTACAGGACAAGTCTTTAACAGGTTTAGGTCTTACAAGAGAAGAAGTTAATCCTGACGTATTTAAAGATACAGAGTCTTTTCTTGATTTTGAGAAAAAGGCTACAGAAGAACAACAAGAAATGCAGCTTGGTAACTTACAGTCACTAGCGGCTGAAGACCCTACACAGTTCGGTACTGTATGGCCTACTATTGAGACACAAGACCAGTTACGTTATATAGATGAGTTAAGTGTAGATAAAGACGAGCGTTTAAACTTGTTTGCTCAATCGCTCACTACACATGCTAATAACTTAAATCCAGAGACTGGAGAGCCTATTAAACAGTACGTAGTTGCTGAAGGCAAGGTTTGGGACACAGGTGGTTGGGGTAACGAAACTTTCTTTTGGGAAACAGCAGACGTTCCTCGTCAAAAAGCAGGACAGAGTTTTGACAGCGGTGGTGTGTTAGAGTTTGCTTTAAACAATCCTTTAACTCAGATAGCGGGAATGGTTAATCCTCTTGTTGGGCTAGCCACTACAGCAGCTAAAGCCGCTTCAGGCATGAAAGTATCACCAATGGAAATAGCCAGTGGCTTGTTGACTGGACTAGAGATGTCAGGCGCTATTAAAGCTCCTACCTTAGACGCTATGCCAGAAGGACAAGTAGGTACACCTATGCCAAACACAGGCACAGGCTTGTTTGGGACTACCTATGCACAAACCGAAGCAGCATTGAACGTAGCAGCCGCAGGCGATGCTGAAGGCGCTGCTCTTGCTTTAGTAGGTGATGATCTTATTACAGGTGGCTTAGACAAAGTAGGACTAGATCAAGCAACTATTGAGAACGCGGGTATTCAGTATGATGACTTCCAAGCTGGTGTAGGTAAGGTTGTTAGTGAAGTAGCTGGCGGAACAGATCTAGATGATGCTTTAGTACAAGGACTAGGCAAGTACATCAGAGAAGGCGGCACACTAGGCTCTGTTGATCTACCTTCCGTTGATCTAGGTATTGACCTAAGTGGTCTTAAAGACGTTATTAAGCCTATTGTAGAAACTGTAGAGGACATCGGCAGACCTATAGTAAAGCTAGTTGAAGATGCTGGTAGACCTGTTGTAGAAGCAGTAGAAGACGTTGCTAGACCTGTTGGCGACATTGTTGAAGACGTAGCACAGGGCGCTGGTGATGTGTTGTCAGACTTAGACACAGCAGTTAGACAAACTTTACCAGACATAGACCTGCCTAGCCTAGACTTAAACTTAGGCGGCTTGCTTACAGGTGCAGGCGCTGTAGCTATTCCACAGCTTTCAGCTACACGCACTACAGATGATTTGTTTAAAGACGAACTGTTTAAATTTCAAACAGAGATTGGCGTAGACGTAGAGCCTTTGGAATACGTAGATTTAAACGCACCAGCAGAGAACTTTTTTGAAGACCCAATACTTGGACGGAGCTATAATTTCTAATGACATACTTACAACTAGTTAACAGCGTACTACGTAGGCTGAGAGAGGACGAAGTAACTACTGTAGCTCAGAACAGCTACTCTAAACTTATTGGAGAGTTTGTTAACGATGCTAAACGCATTGTAGAGGATTCATGGGACTGGTCTTCGTTACGTACCACACTTACTGTGCAGACTTCTGCTAATGTTTTTAGCTATGCTCTCGTAGGTTCTGGTTCTGCTCTCAAGACACTAGACGTTATCAACGACACTTCTAATGTCTTTATGAAACAAGCCTCATCATCTTGGATGAACAACTCTTTCCTCAACGGCGAGCCAGCAAGAAGCTCTCCTTGTTACTACTCTTGGAATGGTTTTAACGAAAGCGGCTATGCTATTGTTGATGTCTATCCTATTCCTAACGATGTATATGATTTACGTTTTAACGTGGTCAACAGAGACGCTGCGTTTACTGATGATGTTTCAGTCCTTAACGTACCATCAGCACCTGTCATCCACTATGCTGTAGCTCTAGCTGCACGAGAGCGTGGCGAGACTGGCGGTGCTTCCGCACAAGAGCTATACAGTATTGCTGACTCCACACTAGCTGATGCAATCGCTATGGATGCAGCTAGATTCCCTAGTGAAACTATCTGGACTTCTTAAATGGCACAACAACTACAGAACATTACAGTAGCTGCACCAGGATTTGCTGGACTTAACACACAGGACTCGCCTATTGGTCTTGGCCCTTCGTTTGCTGCTGTTGCAGACAACTGTGTTATTGACAAGCTGGGTCGTGTAGGTGCGCGTAAGGGCTGGGAAGCAGTGTCTACCAATGGCTCTTCTGTGCTAGGTAGTAGCCGTGGCATTGAAACTGTATACGAGTTTATTGATAACTCTGGCGATAAGGTTATATTGTCAGCAGGTAACAATAAAGTATTCTCAGGCACTACAACCTTAACAGACATTACACCCAGTGGTTATACACCTACAGCTAACAACTGGAAAACAGTGTCGCTGAACAACCATGTCTACATGTTCCAGAGAGGTCACGAGCCATTACTAGGAACAGACGAGTCAGGTTCTTTTGTTCTAGAAGCTATGTCAGACCACAGCCACAGCACAGGCACAGCTCCACAAGGCAACGAAGTCTTAGCAGCCTATGGTAAGTTGTGGGTAGCAGACGTTGTAGGCAACAAGCACACTGTCTACTGGTCAGATACTCTTAACGGCCATGCTTGGACAGGCGGTGCTACAGGCTCGTTAGACGTTACTCTGGTATGGCCTACAGGCTTTGACGAGATAACGGCTCTAGCGGCCCACAATGGCTTTCTAATCATCTTTGGCAGGAAGTCTATACTTGTGTACTCAGGTGCATCCTCTCCTGCCTCTATGACGCTTACAGACACCATAGAAGGCGTTGGCTGTATAGCTCGTGACTCAGTACAGCACACAGGCACTGACATCTTGTTTTTGTCTGAGTCAGGTGTACGTAGCTTTGGCAGGACTGTACAAGAGAAGTCTATGCCAATGCGTGACATCAGTAAGAATGTCCGTAGTGATTTGTTATCTTTAGTGCTTAACAGCACGAACCCTATTAAGTCTCTATACAGTGCTGAAGAAGCATTCTACTTGTTGTCAATACCAGACAGCAACACTGTGTACTGCTTTGATATGCGTAGACAGCTAGAAGATGGGTCTAATCGTGTAACTACTTGGTCAAGTATACAGCCTTTATCTTTTGCTTTGTTAGACGATAACAGTATTTACATAGGCTTGTCTTCAGGTGTTGTTAAGTATAGTGGATATTTAGATGGTACTGAAAAGTATCAGATGCGTTACTTCAGCAACCCGCTAGACTTTGGCAACACTTCCAATCTAAAGTTTTTAAAGAAGTTTAACGTAACAATCATTGGTGGTCAGTCAACGGAAGCTATCCTTAACTGGGGTTATGACTAC